ATGACGAAGAAAAAAGCACATAAACCTGGTTCAGCGACCATCGCGCTTAACAAGCGCGCCCGTCACGAATACTTTATCGAAGAAGAGTTCGAAGCGGGACTTGCCCTGCAAGGCTGGGAGGTTAAATCCCTGCGCGCAGGAAAAGCCAATATCAGCGACAGCTACGTCCTTCTGCGTGACGGAGAGGCATTTCTGTTTGGCGCTAACATCACGCCAATGGCCGTGGCCTCCACGCATGTGGTGTGCGATCCTACCCGTACCCGCAAGTTACTTCTCAACCAACGCGAACTGGACTCATTGTACGGTCGCGTCAATCGAGAAGGCTATACCGTAGTGGCGCTCTCCCTGTACTGGAAAAATGCCTGGTGCAAAGTGAAAATCGGCGTCGCCAAAGGTAAAAAACAGCACGATAAACGTTCAGATATCAAAGAACGCGAATGGCAGGTGGATAAAGCACGTATCATGAAAAACGCCCACCGTTAAACCTGCACTCCAATTATTGACCAGTTCCTCACCGCGCCTCCCTCTCCGGCGGCGCGAATGAACATCTTATTGGCTATCACATCCGACACAAATGTTGCCATCCCATTGCTTAATCGAATAAAAATCAGGCTACATGGGTGCTAAATCTTTAACGATAACGCCATTGAGGCTGGTCATGGCGCTCATAAATCTGGTATACTTACCTTTACACATTGGGGCTGATTCTGGATTCGACGGGATTTGCGAAACCCAAGGTGCATGCCGAGGGGCGGTTGGCCTCGTAAAAAGCCGCAAAAAATAGTCGCAAACGACGAAAACTACGCTTTAGCAGCTTAATAACCTGCTTAGAGCCCTCTCTCCCTAGCCTCCGCTCTTAGGACGGGGATCAAGAGAGGTCAAACCCAAAAGAGATCGCGTGGAAGCCCTGCCTGGGGTTGAAGCGTTAAAACTTAATCAGGCTAGTTTGTTAGTGGCGTGTCCGTCCGCAGCTGGCAAGCGAATGTAAAGACTGACTAAGCATGTAGTACCGAGGATGTAGGAATTTCGGACGCGGGTTCAACTCCCGCCAGCTCCACCAATCATGATTGGACGGTGTAAGGACAACACCAACAAAAACAGGAAGTTAGCAGTCTCAGCAGGACACCGACCAGACGGTGAGGAGACAAAAAAGGATACGCAAAGGAGCCGCGGCTCTCAAGTGTGAAAGAAGCCCGCAAATTGCGGGCTTTTTTATTGATCAGTCAACAATAAACAGTAACCGAATGAGAATTTAATAAGGATATTCATATGGAAGCTACTGTGGATTCGATTGATTTTCTGATCCGTAGTGAAGATGATTTTCTAAACTTTCTGGAAGAAATGAAAGCCCGAGAGGGGCTTGATTCTAAAGAGTTTATTTTCCCTAACGTAAAGTTTGCAGGCTGGCCATCCTTAGACATAAATGTAAAAGGAGAGCGGTATCATTCATCAATTACATCAGCAATGTTGTTTGGTATGTCAATGCTCAACGAGGAGATACAGCGGGCGTTTGCAACCATACGATACGGATCGCAGAATCTTCAACGCTTGACTAATGAAGACAAGCAACGACTTGATATAAATTTTAAAATTAGCGAAGGTTCTAGTGATGCGGAAGGCACCACTGACAAGATCATCAACGCAGTAACTGATTTTTTGCGAGATACTATGTCTGGACTGAACGGCTGGCAGAAAATGCTTGTTATAATCACAATGGTTGGCGCGGCCAGCACATGTGGTTATCACTACATTTCAGAAAATGCCGTAACAGAAAGACATGCAACTGATCGGCAGGTTGAAATTGCAAAAACCACATCCGATGGCATAAACAAAGCCATAGAAGCAACATTAGATTATAAAATCTATGGGAAATCAGCGATTAGCGATAAAGTTACTAGTCACGGACAAGCAGGTAAAAGTGCTTTAGTGAAGCAATTAGCTGCTGATCCTACTGTCGAAACCGTGACTTTAGGAAATGAGAAACTAACACGACAAGACCTAAATACCTACAACAGCCGACAATCTGTAGATAGAGAACGTAAAGAACGAACTGATATATTTTCCATCAAAGGTGTAACCAGAACAGGGCCAACAAATCAGGATATTAATATTAACGTTGTTAGGGTCTCTAATGACGAATGCTTCACAATCAAAGCTTCAGCTGATGTTATCACCCAAGATGAGTTGACAGCTATTGTTGACGCTTTGTCAAACAACTCTCATATTAAAATCAGTTACTTAGAGGTAATTGAAAAGGGTGCTGTTTCTATAGGTCAGTTCAACACTATTGTTTCAGAATAATCACTTAACCCCATTTATGTCGGTTGAGGTTATAAGTCACGGAGACCAGATATGTCCTTAAAGTATGCACATGAAAAATTTCATACTGCAGTACTTACTCTTGCGGGCCATGGAAGTATTCAAGAACGCTTGATTAATTCGTATGTTTTTAGCCTTGGGCATCTTAAAACAGCCGATGATATTCCAAATGCCTTACAAAGCAGGTTCGATGAATTATGTAAGGAACTGACTAAGTTTGATGCCACTGGCGATGAGGGGCGAGTTCAAGCAACAGTATCAAAACTTAACGATTTCGAGATCAATAAACTGATCGAAGATATTGTCAGTCTTAACGATGATATTTGCATGAAATTGGCTCTGACGGATGAGACTTACCAAGACATACACCAAAGTTAATTGATTAAATTCAAAAAGTTAACGTTCAACCAGCCAGTTTTTGGCTGGTTTATTGTCTTATAATATTCTTGCTCGAATGATGCACTATTTATGATGTAATCCGGACATCAGTTCATGGACAAGATTATCTCTTTCATTGTGTTGCAACCGTAAATGCATAGCAAAAAGGTGAGCACTATCCTCATTCCTCTTCAAGCCATGCTGTTCAAGATACCCGAAAAAACGGCTTCTCTTATCCGCTATTTCCTGAGTCTGACGTGCAACATTTACCAAATTTTCTAGCGTTTTTCTTGGCATACTATTTCCTCCTGAAATTGTTGTAATTCACTAGGATATTCATTTTAATTTGTATCATTTAGTACCAAAACCGCTATCAATTAATAAAGCCATCGTTGTGGTTTACCTTGCAGCCGTTTTTTGTCATTGACTCTATGTGAAAATAATGAATCATCATGAGATTGGCTCACACGTTCTTGAATTCGACGAGCTGTGTCTTTATTTATCTCCTGCCGGAAACCTCTGATACAAAGTCGATACGCCAACATCATAGATAATCGCAACTTTCTGGCGCGGAACTCCTGATGCAATTAATCGTCCGGCTTGTGCCCATTGTTCTGGTGTAAGTTTGGGACGACGTCCACCAATTCGTCCCTGTGCGCGAGCAGCTTCCAGTCCAGCTTTTGTTCGTTCAACAATCAGTTCTCGTTCCATTTCAGCCAGGGCCCCCATCACATGAAAGAAAAAGCGCCCCATTGGGGTACTGGTATCAATTGAATCCGTCAGACTACGAAAGTTGATGCCTCGTTCGCGCAACTCCTCCACCAGCACGACAAGATGCCGCATACTGCGCCCCAGTCGGTCCAGTTTCCAGACCACCAGCGTATCGCCTGCCGATAATGTCCTGAGCAGTTTTTTCAGTCCCGGCCTTTCGGACTTTGTACCGCTTATCTTGTCTTCAAAAATCAGCTCGCATCCTGCACAGTTCAGCGCATTACGTTGTAGATCTGTGTTCTGGTCATTTGTTGACACACGTACATAGCCAATAAGCATGGTAGATCTCCCTGACAAAAGCAGGAATGATGCCATTTGCTCGTTATTTCTGCATTTTCATAAACGTTGGTTTAAGAGCAAGCGGGCAGTACACCGATAATTTGTTATTTACAGGTCCTGATGGTCTTAAGATTCAGGTGTTTCGCCGGACGCTCGCAAATTTGACTACTGTCGGTGTAGTAAATTCTGTGCCAGTGACTTTCCCTGTCCCGTTCCCTGTTAATTGCTGGGGCGTTTTTTCTACCAAATTAACATGGGTTCAGATAACTAACTCATGCGAGTGGGTAAGCAATACAGGATTTACCGCTCAGGTCATGATGAATATTGCTGTAAATACAAACACCTCAGACGCTATGTTTTTAGCTATAGGATATTAATATGAATCGTTTTGTGTTCAGTCCATCTGAGTCCCGTTTTTATGCCATCGAGTGGCAGGCTGATTATGTTGATAATAATTGTTGGCCACATGATGCCATTAACGTTAGTGACAGTATTTATTATGAGTTTTCCGGCACTCCCCCTACAGGTAAGCAACTTATAACTTTAAATAACATGCCAGCATGGGGTGATATTCCTCCACCTACACGAGAAGAATTAATTGTCGCTGCTGATGTGGAGAAGCAAAAAAGAATAGATTTAGCCAATGATTACATGAACGGTAAGCAATGGCCTGGTAAAGCAGCTATTGGTCGTCTGAAAGGTGGGGAACTGGCACAATATAATTTGTGGCTGGATTATCTGGACGCACTGGAGCTGGTCGATACCGCCAGTGCGCCAGATATTGAATGGCCTACGCCTCCGGCAGTTCAGGCAAGATGACATCCGGCGCGGTGCTGGTATCTGTTGCCGTCACCGCGTCAATGTAATCCAGCACAGTGTTAAGGCTGGTTGTTTCTGCCTGCGTCAGTTTACGTCCGGCCTGCAATTTCAGCTGAATCAGACTGATTGAAGCCATTGCAGTATCAATCAGTGACTGGCGCTGTGCTTCTGCTGCATCTACTGCGGCGCTATGCTGTGCTTCGGTATCCGTCACCCATTTCTCACCATCCCATTTATCGTATGGCGTTAACGGGGCGATAGTGGTTGTATTATCAGGGTAATCACCCGGAGCTGTGATTTCTTTTGATTCTCCTGTTTCGGTGCTAAAGACGATTTCACCGCGATGGTCTGGCACATATTCCCATGAGTTAAAATCTACAGATCGGCAGATTGCATAACCAGCTTTGTATGTGCCAGGGGCATCTAAACAGGAATATGCAGGGATACCGACACCAACGGCAAGATATTCAGTTGATGTGGAAATATATTCCCGTGTTTCGCCATCATAGTTATAGACGGTAATATTCCCCGCCTTTGTAGCAATAAACTCGCTATTTAATACAGCGTTATCCATTATGCAGCCCTCACGATATAGTTAAATGCAATATTCCGTGGACGGGTTTCATTTATCCCATATGCTGTTGTTCTCTGATTCCCGACAAAATATCCATTTGGATTAGAAGATACATAATAATCATCAAAATCAAGTGGGCTATCAGCACCCGGCGTCAGGCTTGCAATATATCCTCTTCCCATAACTTCTGATGCTGGTATTTCTTTTGTACGATAATCACTAACTCTGAAGAGCTGCCCTTGGTGGGTGTGTGATTCCACTCCTCCATTCTGAAGACTTAGCAAGGCACGTACAGCATCAATACCACGCCCGTCATCCCAGCCACGAATAAACTCACCACGTAAATCAGGCAATTTATTTGTCGGATAAGCCTTTGCCAGTTCCGGGTATTCTTCAGCAGAAAAAGCGGCACCGTTGCATTTCAGCCAGCCTGTCGGCGGAGTGGCGGAAGGCCACGGAACAGGCACACCAACAGGTAATGCAGAGCCTTCTCCCAAACCAAGGTTTTCGAGAGCCGTTTTCACCGTGCCGTCCGATTTGATATCGCCAAACGGATTTTTGCGGCTTAACAGCAGCGCACGAAGCGCGGTAAGCAACTGGTCGTGCCGCCCTTTCTCCAGGCTGGCACCGGAGGCCTCCACAACGCTGCAAAGCTCCTCCTGCAACATGTCAAAGTAGTCATCATCCAGATCGGTGGCAGGTGTGCCGGTCTGGGGGTTACCACGGGTAAAACCGTTCTTACCCGCGCCGAACTTATCCTTCTGCGCGGTTTTCGTGTCTATACGATGCATGAATTACTCCGGATATTTAAAAATTACGTAGGTATGCGACGGGCAGAGTTTGTTAAGCACACACTCGACAACGGTGTCGCCCCAGATACGCAGTGCGGAATCACAGGGATCGCCACATGTCATCCAGGTGGTGTTGGTGGCGGCTGGCATGTTGACCTGCCAGTAATACCGCCATTCCGGCGCATTCACAGCGTCAGTGCAGGCTGATGAGCAGGTGAACGTGCTTTTGTCGTATCGCGTGATGGTAGCGTCTGGTCTGCCCAGGGCAGCAAGCTGTGCAAGGTAAAAATCCTCATTGATGCCGCCCGCCAGGTTAACCTTCGCATCCAGTCGTTGCTGACGCTGGCGAAGGGTCTGTGTCCCTGCGGGAATACATTCATCCGGCAGGCCGCACAGACGCTCCCAGCGGTTTATCAGTTCGGTGGTGGTGCGCGGATCCAGCTCCCGCATCAGGGCATCCGCACGCTGATGAACGCGGGTTAATGACGGTGCCGAACCGGCAATCGCCGGATCGCTGGCTGACCACGCCGGACCGGGGGGCAACAGTGCAGACAACAGACGGATGTAATCATCGTTTGTCACGTCCATGAAATCGTCCCCAGAACCGCCAGTTCATTTTTTGCAATGGAGATATTGTCTGCCGGTGCAAGCAACTGATGGCTGTATTCCCCGTTCGCACCGGAAATCGCCTCACTGATACGCGACACCTTCAGTTCTCCCTGCGGATAACCATCACGCAGCAGGAACGAACGCAACTCCGCGGTGATGGCAGCCCGTATTTCCGGTGTATCCGGCGTCACGCGGATATGAAAATCCACTTTATGTGCCACCGGCCTGAATACATACAAATCAGAGCCTGCCACCGGGGCCAGTGGCCCGATATGTTGTCTTGCCGCCGTTTCCGTTGATTCTTCCGGAATGGGATTAATCAGGTCACTGCTGGCAATCATCACACCGACAGTTCCCGTTCCCATCCAGTGACGGTATGTCCATGCGCGGGTAATGCCGGGCACTTCTTTAGCCCAGACGACATAGTCCCCGTCAGCCCCGCCCTGCGGCGTCCAGTAATACCGCTCAATGACGCGGGCGCGCCACGTTTCCAGATCTTCAGTATCGAATCCGCCAGTCAGGGTATCTGCAACACCGGAAGACGGCAGACCATTCACCGGCGTGACCAGGATTAATGCCGTACCGTCGTCAGCGTTACCGACCGCGCCTGTAGTTGAGCAAGTGATCGGCACACGCAGGACACCACCGGAGCTGGTTGCATCGGCAGTTGCCGTGTACTGAACCAGGTCATCGCGCTGAATCACGCTCCCGGCAGTCACCTTCAGGCCATCGCTGACACCTTCCCAGCGCATATACCCGCTGGCAGCCGTGGCCCCCTTGCGCGGACACCGTTTCATCGCAGCATGTCGCGCCAGCCAGGACTCATCGCACAGGTCAGGCAGCATATTCATTGCCAGATAATCGATGTACCCGTAGACCGTATGCAGCGCCGCCGCATACACCTTTGCCCGCACGTCTTCATCCATGCGCCGGAGCGTGTTGCTGACGTCCAGCCTGGCGAATAAATCGTTACGGAGCATACTGATATTTTCTGCCAGCGTCGGGCGCTGAAATTCACTGTCCGCCATGCGTTATCGCACTCCACAGATCATCAAAAGAAATCATTACCGGTCCGTCACGACGCCAGAGAGTGATACTGTTACCCAGTTCATTAATCCCGGTACGGCGGATATCCAGATCAATACGGGACACCACGCCGTCATCAATCATCCATTGCAGGCATTCGCGGATATACCCCCTTACCGTCTGCACCAGCTGATTGGTCAGTTTGCTGCGCTGAAGCAGCCACAGTCGGGAGCCGTAACGGTCATTCTGTACCGCAGGCCAGGTATCCCCCCACCATCCCATCGGGACGTCGGCGTTGTCATCAGGCTCCGCCCGCCGCCAGGTAAACAGGGAAATCACCACGGCGCGGGTCAGCGGATCCAGCGGTGCGCTGGCGCAGGTGCGTTTACCGCTCACCGTCAGCCACAGTTCCATCATGCCTCCATCGCTTTATCAGGTTTGTCGGTGTTACTGCCCTGACCGTTCTCTCTGTGACGATGCCCGTTATAGGCAAGCCGCATCGCTGACATGGTGGTGCCGCCGGAGTCGCACAGGTCTTTCACCTGTCCGGTCACTTCCAGGTCCATTTCAAAACGTGCTTTAGGTGAATTGCGAAACGTGATCGTTTTACCTGCACCGTCCACCACGATCCCCTCCCGGGTCAGCGTCACGGACTGCCCCTGATCGTCATAGACAGCCACCTCACCCGTCTGCAGCCCTTTCAGGCGGTAGCGCCGGTCCGACACCGTAACAACCACCGCATGAGAACGGTCGCCATCCGGAAACAACACCACCGCTTCCGCACCGCTGTTTGCCCTTGCGGTAAAACCGTAGGGTTCAAGATGTTCAACCCCGGCTTTGGGTTCACCGGCAATCAGGGACACATCCACGGTCTGGCATTTCGTGGCGGCACTGATGCTTTTCACCACTGCCCGCCCAATCAGGCCGAGAAGTTGTCGCTGCATGGCTTCAATCGTCCTCATCAGAACGGGTCCTCCTGTACTCTGGCTTTTTTCTTTTTCCGCGCGCCGGGAGCTTCGGGTTCAGGCAGATAAGCATCAGGCGGGCCGACACGGATTTCCGTCAGGGTGCCGTTCTGGTCCTGAGTAAACGTGACTTCCGAGACAAGCAGTTCGGTATTGTCGAAACCACAGACCGGATCGAAGACAATCACCCGCTGGTTGGGCTGCCACAGCGTACCGTTACCCTGTCGCCAGCCCTGCACCACATAGGTGGTTTCATCCGTCCGCGCCGCCCGTTGTCGGGCTTCAAAGTCCGCACGGGCAATACAGCCTGCCCCCGTAGCCTGCCCTGTCTGCCTGATATACATCGGACGGTAACGGGCAATAAATGCGTCCTCTGTGCGGGCCCGCAGCGCGGTGGTGGTGGCCTCACCGAAATCATCGTCGTTTCCGGCACGCTGCCCCGCCACCTGGTAAACAGAAAACCGCTCCCGGATACTCTTCTCCGTATCACAGGAAAGGATGTTTTCCCCAAGTACCAGCGCGGTATGTGCCCGCGTTGAGCCAATACCACCAATCACCAGCCTACCGTGCGGGTCGTCGTAAGCCAGCGCCTGCTGCTGACCGAGTATTTTGTTGATTACCTCAATCACCGTTTCACCGTGATCAGGCTGAACATCAGGAATAACACCCGATGGCGCACCGCTGTTCACCACCTCAATGCCGAAAGGCGCAGCAAGCGCCTGCGCAATCTGCACCAGCGAGCGTCCGTTAAACTGTGTCGGTTCGGCTGCACAGTCAATCAGGTCAGCCGTCAGACTACGTCCGGCAATACCGGTGCTGACCGAACGGGCATCGTAACGAACGGGAGTCGCCTCCACCCAGCCGGTGATCACCAGCTCATCACCAATCAGCACTTCCACTTTTGAACCGTTTTTAATGCGCGGCTGAAGCGTGGTGATACCCTCATCTCCCGGCCACTGGCGAGTGATCTCCACACTGAAATCCCGCGCCAGCCGTTCAATACCGGCACCGATGCGCACCGATGTCCAGCCATTCCACTCCCGGCCATTTACCCGTAGCGTAACATTGTCGTTCATTGCACTGGCACCTTCAGAGGGATCACCGGCACAAAGCCGGGATGCGTAATGGCATTACGCCGGATAATGTCCGCGTCACGCGCCGCGTTATCAAACCAGGTCGCCGCCAGCACCAGCGCGGGTAAAACCTCATCCGGTGTGCGCTGAATGATCCGTGCAGACTGTTCAAGGCGCGTGTTGATATCCGCATTCAGATCTGCTTTCACCCGGCGCAGCACCAGAAACAGCGCATCACTGGTTGTACGGGACAACTCCTTATCAATTGCCGTATTCAGTGTGTCGCGAATGTCGGTCAGTTCTTCCCACGTTGGCAGGTCAACCGTGTTTTTCACCGCCGGTGCATTGTTCAGTGCCGGATGCGTGACGGAAGGCCAGCCAGTGCTCTGCGCGGGTGTTGTTGACTGCCCCACTGTGGCATTCTGCATCACCGCGGAAGTTGTGGGCGCAGGCAATCGTGTGACGGCATACGCCGCTTCGCTGATTGCGGTCGTACGAAGGGTGCTGGCAACCACGTTACGCTGCTGCGTCGCCGTGGCGGTGGTTTTACTGTCCGTTTTCCAGACGCCGCGCGGTTGCAGATCGCTGCCGAGGCTGACACCGGAAAGCGTTTTGATCATGGTGACCAGGTCGCTGGCGTTACCATAAAGGCGTTTCCCGGTACGCCACATTTTCTGCACCTGCTCAACGAAATTTTTGCCTGACGATGGCGGCGGCAGAAGTACCGAGATATCCCCCTGCAAAAGCCTGGCGGCATCCGATACGGCAGAATCCACCACTTTCATCGCATCAGAAACATACCCAAGCATTGTGCTGGCATTACCGACGACGTCGTTCTGCACAAAATCTGCCACGCCATCGATACTGAAACCACTGAAGCTGTCACTGATGCAGTCATCCAGTGCAGAACAGGATGACATCAGCGTCTGCGCCGTCGCCGCACCTGAAGTGGGGTAAGAGAGTTCTCCCGCTTCGACAAACTTCAGGTCAAAGCGGACAATACGCCCTTCACTCTTCGATGTGCTGACCCGAACTTCCCCGTCAACACAGACTTTCAGCTCACCGTAAGTCGGATGGACAAGCGTGCCGGGACCGGGTTTATTCAGCGCGTCAATCAGGCGATCGCGCTGGTCAAAGCAGTCATCTCCCACCACATAAGCTGTGATGGACGGGCGGAAAGTGATTTTCCCCAGGTCTTCGGTATAGGGCTTGTCGCGGTTCGGGTATTCGTGCGTTTCCACACGACGACCGGTTCCCGCACTTTCTTCTTCAACCTTAAATGGCACACCGCGAAATGACGCGTCCTGAAGTCTGTCTTTCCACGTCATATAAACTCCGTACATAAAAAATCCCACCGGAGTGGGACTCATTAACAGATTAATTTTTCATTACCTGCCAAAGCGCGTATAGCCAACATCATGGCTGACATCAAAACCGCTGGATCGCGTTTCCATAACCCGCATACCCGGAGGCGAATTCACAAAAGAGACCTTGATCTCACCATCAACTTTTGGCGCAGAAGCTTTGTTAATCATGAAGGGATTCGGGCCTGTGGCATCGGAGGCGTTGTTTGACTGAGCCGGATCCACCGCCTGATAAGGTGTGTATCCCCGTGCCGGTATTCCCGTCCCATAAGCATCATAAGCACCCGCGCCCCACTGCGCAGAGTTAATGGCATCGACCGTGTCACCGGAACTGTCGGTAAACCACTCAATAATTGGCTTCAGCTTGTCCCACATATCCTGAAACCACTTAACAACCGGTCCCCAGTTATTGATTACCATCCCCAGCGGCGACCAGGCAAAAACCTTCTTCAGAAGTTCCCAGCCAGCCTCAAAATAAGGACCAATGGTTTCCCAGAGCTTCTTGAAAAAAGGTCCGACAACATCCCAGTTAGTGATAATTAATCCCGCAGCCAGGGCTATCGCCGTCGCAATCATTCCAATCGGCGTCATCGACATGATCCTGCTGACAATACTGATGGCACCGCCAACGCCCATCAATCCCAGTTTCAGAATCGCAAGACCGGCAGCAAGCCCGACGACGCCGCGAATAACCCGGGGATTTTCATCCGCAAACTTCGTGAATTTTTCCCCTAACTCCCCCAGCCATTGCGTGATATTTTTGGCGTCACCAGAAAATGCGCCGCCAATAGCTGCAAGACCGTTAGTTGCGGTCCCCGTCATTGCCTCCCACAGGTTGGACAGCGTACCAAGCTGTGCCTGAACACGTTTATTCAGGCTGGCCTGTTTATTCATCTTCTGCTGGATCTGATCGTAACCATCCTTTCCTTTATCGATCAGAGCATTGACCACCTGAAGGGTTTCGGCATCATCACCAAATATTGCCTTAAGTACACCTGTTCGCTTAACGTCGGTCAGTTTTCGCAGCTTTGCCAGTTGCTTAAACATGTTATCAAGACCGCCAAAACTCCCTTTGCCGTCAGTAAAATCGAGCTGCACTCCGAGTTTCTGGCGGGCCATGACTTTATTGACGTCCCTGATTTTCTTAACGCTTAATCCGGACTGGATAACTTTTCGCAGGGCATTACCTGCCGACTCTCCGTTCATCCCCATCTGATCCATCATGACGCTGATAGGGGCAAGGCTCTGTGCAGCCTGAAGTCCGTCCTTATTCACCATCTTCAGAACAGAACTGGTTTTAGTGAAGAAGGACAACATGTTTGTATCGTCAACGCCCAGATAAAACGCCTTCTGGATAGTGTCGAACAGCCCCATCATGTCTTCTGACGCCGTTCCGGTAGCATCCTGCATCTTTGCAGCAAACTCAGCAGCCGCTTCCGGTGTTTTTTTCAGTTGTACCGCAAGATAAGCTGTCGCTTTACCCACACCACCAAGAATGTTTTCTGCCGGGATCCCCTGACGCACCAGCATCTGCATCATGTTCTGGAAATCAGCCGTTGTACCGGGTAGCTGGTTACCCAGGCCAATAGCCAGTTTATTGATGTCCTGAAAGCTCTTTCCAACCTCGCCGTTCGCATCCATCATGGCGACTTTCAGCCCGGTGGCGGCGTTTTCCTGATCAGCATAAGATTTCAGGGAAAGCGTCAGACCCGCAGCCAGTCCGCCACCAAGCGCCAGCCCACCCTGTGACGCTTCTTCCGCCTGGCGTTTAAATCCCCGGATTTTCTTTTGCATTTTCGACAGCGCGGGAGAAAGCCTGTCGACACCGGTGATCAACGCCTTAAGCTCAAATTCAGCCATGTGTGCGTTTCTCCTGCTCTATCCTGTTTGCCTGACTGACCAGCAAGGGAATTTCACTGATCGGCATATTCAGCAATTCGAAGGGATTAATGCGCCAGTAGCTGGCGCAGTCAAAGAAGCGATCAGTGAGGTATTCAGCCGTCAGGCCTGGAGGAAAAAACCAGCCACAAGCCACGCCGCAGCATTCAGGTCTGCCGGAGACATCTGGTCGACAGAGTTTTGCGGCACTTTCGCCAGCCGCACAATGTATTTCGATACCACATGCGCCAGAAGTCTGACGGACTCATCCTGATTCATCTGGTAGGGATACCCCAGCTCGCGGACATCTTTCCCGGTGGGCTCATCAAACTCCAGTACGGAGAGTGTCTCGCCATGAGCGGTAATCGGTTTCTTTAACTCAAGCTCTTTCATTACTGGTAATCCCCTTCTTCACCGTGGAACTCAAGATCAACCGTCCCTTCTTCGGCATTATGGTTCGCTTCGCCGTGCAGCCAGGCAGACGACAGTACATAGACCTGACCGTTCGCCAGCTCGGCAGTGATGGTCATCTCATCAGACGAGGTGATTTTGCTCACCGGAAAATTCTTCGGCACCTTGAAGGTCCCTTTAACATAAGGCGCACGGTGAGTTTCCTTGCGGTCCACTGAACCGTCCAGGCCGATGATGTCATCATTGACCGTCCTGTTCATGGGCACCTCAATGCCGCCGGTCAGCGATAGCTGCTGACCGTCAATTTTGAAATAACAGGTTCCCCCGATACGGGCCATTATGAGGACTCCTCTGAATACTGAAGACGGAACTGGTTAACCACGGCAAAGACACGCAACTGGTTAACATAGTCAGGCGGGAACAGCGTGTTCAGGCGGTTCGGATCGCTGGCATCACGCTCCACAACCAGGTACTGCTTGAACAGTTCGTAGTTTTCCACGATCCCCGCACGCTCAAGCTGACGGTAGGTTGCCAGCAGTTCCCCTTTGATCACCGCCGGGGTGACAATCGCCTGACCGGGACCAAAGCGGGTACCGTCGCTGGCAAGCTTGTGACGCCCGTACTTACTGGTAATGACGGATTTCAGTTTGCGCAGTACATACGCACTGGTATGCAGCGTCTCGCTGTCGAGGTAGCTGTTATCCGCAACCCCGTAAGCGTTTTTCCTGTACGTGGTGACATCACGCTGAATGCGTAGTACCCCGCTTTCGACATACGCCGTTGCCACGCCATGAGACAGCAGGGTCTGTTGTTCGGTCATCGTGAACCGTTTCCCCTTCGGCGCAGGCAGCATACCCACCAGCTCACCGGTCTGCGTGGGACGTGCCGGATCGTTGCGGATAAACACCGCTGCGCGGGCGGTACGGCTTGCCGCCAGCTCGTCGGCAGGCGTCTGGGTGTCTTTTTCGTACCCCGCCAGGGTAATGTGCTGCTGGTTAAAGTGGTCACCTGCGGTCACCAGTTCTGACAGCGTGCCGGTCTTTGCCGTATACACATGACCATACAGCTGACGCGCATAGCTCCAGCGACCGCTGGTATCGTTCATCTCGGTCACCAGCGTGTTAACGGAGGCCGTGTCGTTGAACGGCAGGCCAATATAATCAAACGGCTCATCCGCCATTGCAGCCACCGCGCCGGTGAGAACCGGAGCACCCGTTCCGGCGGTACCCGTCGCCACGGCAATCTGTACGCCCGCTGGCAGCACTTCGCCCCCACCAAAGCCGTAGTAATTGAGGCTGACAGGAATTTCATTCCCGCAAAGCCCCTTATGACGCGCGGTCAGTGTGACCACGCCTGCCGAAGATGAAGCCGTAAACGGCAGGGTCGGAACGGCATTGATGGCATCCTGGATACTGCTGGCAATCATCGTGACGTTATCGCCGTTAGTCACCGGTGCCTGCACGCGGGTACGTCCCACATACACATTCACCGTGCCGCTTTCGGTTGCCGCCCCGGTCACCGTCAGCGTAACCGTTGCCGCCGCGCCTGTGGATTCAGGAACGGCAATCACATACAGCTCGCCAAACGGGTCAGTCTGGCGATAAGCCTCGACCATACGCGCCAGCTGACTTCCCGCACCACAAATCTGGCGTGCATAGTCTGTCGACGGCATCAGTACCAGACTGTTGGCAACAATCTCTGCACCGTTATTGGCATGACCAATCAGCAGCGATGCTCCGCTGTCCTGTGCAGTATTCGCCGCCTGGTTATCCATTTCCGCATAAAACAACGGAACCAGCGTATTCGACGGAATGGTGTTAAAGCTTATCGTCATCGGTATTCACCTTTTTATTCACGCGCCGGATATCACCCGCTGCTTCACGGCGCAGCCAGTAGTTGTTCTCGTCAACATTTCGCCCTTCGGCGGGCAAAAGGTCGCCGCGGGCAGGATCAGGAACTGACCGCCCTTTAACAGGTTTGACAAACATGAGGATCCTCAGGAAGGAAGGGTTATTTCGGTGTGATGTTCGATATCGCCGTCAGGCCCGTTACCGGGCTCGAGATAATCAACATCAATCGCCAGCGTTCGCAGTTCATCCAGACTGTTCAGATCATCCTGCTGGCGGGTATCGTCTTCAGTCAGCTCGCTGATGACCGAAAAATCGAACTGATAAATCAGCTCATGACGATTCAGATCCAGCAGCGTGCCGCCGTCATAGGTAATCGGGTTACCGCACGCCTCCGGATTCCAGCCCAGCAGAGCCTTAAAGAGCATCTGCCGGACATCGTCCACCACATCATACGAGGCAAACTGACCGCGCTCATCACGCCCGTTACTCAGTATGACAACCACGGAGAAGCCCTCTTTCAGCTCCTGCCAGTAGTCGGTCTGGCTTTTGTTTTCTCCCGGAGAATCATCCCCCGGTACCACATACGCCGCCGGGAGTCTCAGCTTTCCGACCTCCGGCAGATTTTTGAACTGTGCCGCGCCTGCCACCCGGTTTTCAAAATACGGGCAGCGGGCACGCAGCGCAGCAATAACAGGCGTCAGTTTCATCTGTGTCGTCGCTCCGGCTTCAGTGATTTACGTAATTCCCGCGCCAGAAAATAGCGTGTCCAGCTGCGGTTCTTTTCAAGCGTTTCCACCATAAAGTTATTACGTGGAGCCAGCCGCCAGCCGCTGCCACCGGATGCACCACGATGATGGCTGCGACGACGCTTTGCCCCTCGCCTCACGCCATAGAACAAAAAAGCCGGATAAAAATCACCGGTGATGCGGCGGTTTCCCTCACCATTACGCTGGTTAGGGGCTATACGTGCCATAAAACCGGGGCGATGTTTACTGGCTCTGGGTACCATATAACCAATCGAACGTGCCAGGCGTCCGGTCTGATAACCGGGGTTTTCACCCGGTGCCGACCGCGCACGGCGCATCACCAGCCGACGGGCATCACGCATATGACGCTGACCAATCGTGACAAACGCCCGCCGGACACGGGCGCGGTTAAAGCGCATCTCCGCGGGCTGCTGAAAATCAACGTGCAAAAAGGAAGTCGCCATTGCTGCCTCCGTGACTCTGCGTAAATTCGCCCAGTTCCGTACACTCCAGCAGCAGAAAGCGCCGCGCCCCGTTCAGATCGCGCTGACGTTTCACCCGGTACACACTGTCACCGCAGACCACCTCATAATCAGCGGTGATCCCCCGGCGGTAGCGAATGGTGATGTAATGGGTGATGGCGTCCCCGGTCTGCGCGGTTTCCTGCCAGGTGGTGGCACTGGTCTGGATAACCTTCGCCCATGCCCGGAACGCAACCGGGTATTGAGGCTCCACGCCAAAGTTATCCGCGGGCATATCCACCCGCTGGCGGATCAGGACGCGTTTATTCAGTTCGCCGGGGTCCGGCAGAATGTAGGTTGCGCTGGTCTGCGCCTGACGAATTTTCATAGTGGTATAAGGCGATAAGGAGCAACCAACCAGTTAAAACTCATTGGCAACTCCATTTTCTCAACGTCTGTAACCGTTGAGCGGTTTTCGTAGAAATGGCTGACAAGTAGCAGAAGCGCCAGCTTCACATCATCAGATATCACAAGCCCATCAGGATCATCCGCAGGCCTGTCATCTGCGGTTGCATACAACGTACGGTTAAGGAAGTTTTCCGTTCGACTCTGAGCGGCCTTACCAAGCAGTTCAAGCAACTCATCTTCATCAGAGAAATCATCATCCAGACGGAGCTGAAGCTTAATCTCTTCCATTTTTAACAGCATAAAACCTCCTGTGCCCGCCAGAACGCGGGCACAAAAAAACCGCATTACGCGGCGTGCTGTATTACGTAAAAGACTAATCAACCACCAACGCTACCTTTCCCCACCAGCGCTTTAATGGCAGAGGTGTCTTCCAGGATACAGTCAAAACGATGGAAGGCCAGAAAACCGGTCTGATCATATTCCGCGTAACGCTCAACCAGACGTTTAAGAATCATGTATCGCACACGACGGATAATGAAGCGATCAAAGTCACCACAGAACATGAATTTTTTACCCGCCCCGATATCATCAATTTCCTGATCAATGACATACGGTACATTCAACACTGAAGCAGGTGCCACACCAACAATATCCGGCAACCATAAAGGGCGTCCCTGACCGTCTTCCATCTCACTGATCAGTTTCAGCGTATTATCGTTAAACGCCAGGCGGAATTTCGGTCCGCGACGATATGCAGGATCAATGCTGTGTTTCAGAGCCAGAATTTCCTGCCACTTCACCGCATTTGCCGCGGCAGTCTGTGTTGTGCCGGTCACTGATGCTGCCAGCCCTTTGGGTTGTTTAGGCGTACCCGCACCAGTCCCCTGAATCAGATAACGGGCTTCACCACGACCAATACGTTCAGCAATGCGACGGGCAAGATAAGCTTCCATATCGATCGCGCTGTCCTGCAGCAACTCATTAGACACACGAATGATTTTCGATGTCATTTTGAGCGCCCCAAGGCTCCCCATACCGAAATCGGTGTCTTCTTCACCGGCTTCTTCATTTTCGCCCAGCAGAACACCAACTTCGGAAGTACCATCAGCTGTTGCCCACTCCATAGTGCGACCATCTGAAGTGGTCAGAATCTGCGCCACACTGGCGATGCCACCGTAGGATTTCATCTTCTCAACAACTTTCGCCAGGAATGTTTCTGGTACGGTATATCCGCCCTTTTCATCCTGAGCTACACCCTGGGCACGAAGTTCACGCAACGCCTTTCGTTCTTCTGATGTCAGCTCACTGGCACCGTGACGCATCCACTTATCAAAAACCTGAGCTCGTTTCTCATCCTGTTGTGGATTGTTTTCCGGATCAAGATTCTGACGCTGCTCTTCCTCATTGCTTTCAATGTACGCCTGATCCTGACGACGCAGTTCTTCTTCGCGTGCAATTCGTTCATCAAGCGCTTCCAGTTCGGATTTTGCTTTGTTCCACTCAGTGCGCTGCTCTTCCGTCCATGCGTTATCACCAATTTTTTCATTCAGGGCGCGCATGTCAGTTGCGATAGTATTACGTTTCTGTTTCAGTTCATGCAGTTTCATGATGTTTCCTTTACGCGTTAAGAAGGGTCAGGACGCGTTCACGCGCCATACGTTGATTAATGGCTTTCTGTAGCGCGCCGCTGTTGCGCGCCTCCTGCCATGCTTTCATGGAGCGAACAGCCGAGTCAGCCTCCTGATAGGCAGGATATGTCACAGGACTGACATCCAGCAGACGGGAAAAGCGGGTTATCTCGCGAATAACAACCCCATCCTCATCCTGATACCACTCCTCACCGTCACGGGCGACACGGAAAGCGAAAGATGACTGGTTAATATCTCCACGTTGCATCGGGGCCAGCACCAGATCACGAATGGTCTGTGTCTCCGGAGCCTGGATGTCATAGCGTAATCCGCGCTCATCAACTGAAAGATTCAGCGTGCCTGCTGCACTACGCCCAAGAATAAAATTAGGATCGTGGTTAAACAGTGCGCGTACATCATCACCAAGCACATCGTCAAAAGCGCCGGGCCGGATGATTTCGCGGAATGAACCGAATATCAGCTCAGAACGACAGTCAAACACCGATCCATAACCGATAATGTGCGCCGGGTTATCGTCATGCCTCTCAGCACGCACCTCACCGCTGTAACAACGGATTTCACGGTCATTCATTGGTTTTTCCCTCATCGTTTTTTGGGGGCTTAAAATCTCCTGCCGGGTTAGCAGCGTTCACGCTTACCAGCATCTCATCCAGCCCTTCAACCGGATTCATATCCTCGAATGCGCGGGCCTCATTACGGCTCATCCATCCATCGGTAATAGCGAAGTGATAGAATTGCGCGCGCTCCTGCGGAGTTCCGCGTAAAAGCCCCGTCAGATTGAACCTGACGTAATACCCGGCGGCTAACTCAGCGCGGGTAAACAAGCGACGGTTAAGCTCCTGCTCCCAGTTCGTCACCCACGGCATCATCGTGTAGCGGACAAACTGAATCGCCTGCGCAGAAATATTGGAGAAGGTGGCTTTTTCGAGGTCATTAATCATGTGCGCAGGAATATTGAAAATACCGGCGATCATTGAACGGTTCAGCTTCATCATGTCAATGATCTGAGCGTCAACTGGCGACACAGTCAGTGCCTTGTAATCCAGATCGGCTGGCAGCAGCATGGTTTTGTTTTCCTGGCGGCGTAACGCCTGCGATGCCTTCTGCCACTGATCTTTAAGCCAGCCCCAGCTTTCCTTATTGAGTCCGCTTTTAACGGATACTATCCCCGCCGGACGGGCATTACCGCTGAAGAAGCTTTCTGTGTACTTCTGACCGCTCATCCCCATGCCTATTGTTTCGGCATGTTGCATAATCGGACTCAGCCCCATCTTCTGATTATTACCCAGCGCACGGATGTGGATCATATCGTCCGGACTGATCGCAAACGCCCCATATTCGTTGTACAAACCGTAGGTATATCGGCCACCAGTATTCATCAGCGTCGTTTCCCACGGCATACAGCAATCCAGGGATATGACTTCACCGCGACGATTACGTTTCACCCAGGTATACCCATTCCCCCAGCCAAGGATGTGACGTTGCTTCAGTTCGCGCCATTTGTAGCTGGTTTGCCAGGTATTGGGCTCATCATGAACCAGATAAAACGCAGGATGATCGCGTGCGGGTTCAACCTTCCCCTTGTGCCTGCGCATAACATGCAACGGCATCTGGGCAAGGCTGGAAGACAGGACATAGATACAGGAATACACCGCAGCCAGTTTCATCGCAGTCTCAGGACTGACATAAACGTCTGCCCGGAACAGCCCATCAGTATCAACGGCATCCCCGGTTATCGGGGTGGAAGGATTCTCCAGTGATTTACTTCTGAACAGAGCATCAAGCAGCACGCGTCCCCCTTCTGGCCATAGCCAGTGCGCCCACCAGCAGTAAAGCACCGGACAAAATCAGAGCCGGAGCCATACCAAACTGCAGGTAAACCCCGCACGTAAGCAGGCCAAAACCAGCCAGCCCGATAACATCAGCAATTAGTGATTTCATAGAATTAAGAGATCATCGTCCGGATCAAGAGATGAGAGGAAATCGTCAGGTTCTTTGAGCATTGCCCGACCGATCGTCATAATCAGTGCAACCGCACCATCGATTTTGTTTTCCGTCTGCTCCTTGACGGGCTTCACTAAATCATCGTTACCTGGCATGTTTTTGCCGACCACATTGCCGATACACCAGGTCATGATGGGATTGCCGTCATGATGAAAGCGTCCCGATTCAATCGCTGCTTCCAGCTCTTTCATCGGATCGGACATATTGGCGAAGTTCTGGACGATAGTGACGGGATTCAGATCTTCATCAGCAAGGTCATGCGACAGCCCGGTCGCCCCGAAGGGGTCGATGGGTGACTCACTGACCGGGCTGATTTTGTTCGCCGCTTTGGCCTCCTCGAGGATGTAGCGATAATCCACCTCTGCACCATCGGTAACGGTCAGGACGCCCATTTCCACCCATTTCTGAAAGCGTTCGGCTGTCCGTCTATCTTCATTTTTCTCGACGCTGTACACCGTGTCATACGGTACCCAGAAGCGCGGGGCCACACTGTAGTAATGCGTTTTACCGTCAATCTCGCGGGTATAAAGTCGCGCCATGCTGTTCATATCCAGCTTACGCGCCAGGTCAAAGGCCAGAATGCACGGCTGCCCCTCGAACTGCTCAAGGGTCAGTGATTTATCCTCGCAGCTCTGCCAGCTCACCAGGTTGAAATACGCCGAACGCGCCGACACCCAGATATTGAGGTGTTTTGTTTTAAAGACGTTTGCCAGACGGGCGTTATTTTTCGCACGCTGCTGCTGACTTAACAAAAATTCGCGATAAACCGACACGCCAATATTTGGATTGGCTTTTTCCAGCACCTGCGGGTCGGTCCAGTCGTCACCTTCATCAACGGTATAGATGATCCCGAACAGTTCATCGTTAGGCACCGAGCCGTTGAGCATCTCGATGACTTCCCGCCGCTTGTCGTAGCACGGCCCCTCAATGTTGTACCCGGCGGTGGTGATGGCCCACATCAGTGGCTGACGTCGCGCCCCCATCCCGGTAAGCATTGTGGTATAAAGCGCATCGGTGGCATGCTCGTGATATTCATCAACCACGGCACAGTGGGGTGATGAACCATCACCGGGGTTACCGATCAGCGGTTCAAACCGCGCGCCATCCTCCGGACGGTTCATGTTTGAAGCGTTAACCTCAATCCCGAACGCTTCCGTCAGCATGGGTGTGCGTTTACACATCAGTCGCGCCGGGCGAAAGACTTCCCACGCCTGTTTCTCTGTCGTGGCACCGGAATACACTTCCGCGCCAAACTCGTTATCACAGGCAAAACAATACAGGGCAACACCAGCAGAGATTGCTGATTTGCCGTTCTTACGGGGGATTTCGGTATACACCTCCCGGAAGCGGCGCAACCGGGTGCCTTTATTGACCCAGCCAAACGCACAGCAGATCACAAATAGCTGCCACGGCTCCAGCGTGATGGGCATCCGTTTGAATGCCCACTCACCCTTGGTGTGCGGCAACAGCTGAATAAATTTCGCGGCCCGTTCAGCCAGGTCCTTGTCGAAGCGGTAACGAAACGACTTACTTTTTTCCGCCATCAGGTCATCAAGATGGCGCTGGCAGGCCTGAATCACAAACTGGCAGGCCACAATCTTTCCGCGCACGACATCCCGGGCATACTGATTGGCAGCATTTACGTTGGGGTAAGATTTCCTGCTCATGACTCGATGATTTTCAGAAACGGGTTAGTGGCTTTCTTCTGCCCCGCCAGGCCAATCAGACGCTGGCGGCTGCTGGGGTCGAGTCCGAGCATTGCCCCCGTGCTGCTCATCTCGGACTCCTGTTCTTTCTTGGCGGTCAGCTCCGGGTTTTTGACCATACCGCCCATTGCACCGGTAATGGTGTTGCCCTGGCTGGCAATATTTTTCACGGCACGTCGCCAGAACTCATAGGCCACGCACCACCGCTCAAGCACCGCGAGGTCAGTCACGCACAGCAGGCCCTGACCGCAGAGTTCTTTGGTTGTCAGTTGCCACATGATCGTGGCGAGAGGGAGATCTTCTTCAGCGAACCACTCCGGTGGCTCAACACCTTTGATGGGCGTAAAAACAGGTTCATCTTTATTCAGGGCTCGCTTGCCGGGGTTTCCGGCCAGCGCCTTGCGCGCCGTTGGCTTGGGGCGACGCCCGGAACGCCCCGCCGTTCCAGCCATATGCGGCACTCCTGGTTAAATTTCATTTTTCGCGGGTATAAAAAAACGATGGGGCGGGCAGTCCGGAAGACGTCAGGTCACAGAGATTTGACCCGCCCCTCCCCTCAGACAGTTGAGAGTTATTATCACTTAAGCCGTTCACGGGCCGTCTTCGCCTTATGACACGGCCAGCACAGACTCTGCAGATTACTGTCGGCATCAGTGCCGCCATGTGCTTTAGGGATGATGTGGTCAACGGTTTTCGCTTCACGCGCCACACCAGCACGCAGACATAACTGACACAGGCCTTTGTCACGTTGCAGCACACGCGCGCGGATAGCGTCCCACTTAGAACCATAACCGCGCTGATGACGGGATTGTCCTGACTTGTATTGCTTCCAGCCTTCGCTTTTGTGGCTTTCGCAGTAGCCTGACGGGTCTGTCGTGGTATTACGGCAGCCGCGAACGCGGCAGGATTTTGGAGTTCGAGGGGGCATAAATATATTCCTGTTCTTTGTCCGGACTATTTGCCTGCTGCCAGCAAAGCGTTACGGCGCATATCGATACTTCGAATCCCCGCTTTGTCAATATTGCATTGTCCCAACGCCGAAAGCAGGCTCACATTCAGATCCAGACTGGCCCCATAGGTCAGCGGCTCGGGAATGACTGGCTGGGGAGTTTCAGTAGTCAGGCTTGCTGGCAACGGTACCGCCGGAATCGGTACGTAAACTGTTCGCGTACTTCCGCAACCGGTCAGCAGCGGCAGCAGGCACATGACGTGAAGCACAATCATCATCCGCAACAGCCACTTTGATATCTTCCTGGGTTCTCTGTGACTCCAGTGCGATCTGCTGTTTTGCATGCTGGTTAGCCTCTATAACTGTATTGATGATTTGCAGTGATTGAAGAACGTTACGGGTAATGGCAGTTGCTGATTCAGCATTTCGTACAGCCTCATCAGCACGCTCCTTTTCGTGCTGATATTTGCTGTAGTAATGCCCAGCAGACCAGATGAAGGAACCAATGACGCTAACAACGAAGGCAACAATAACCAGCTTATATCTCAGCTTCATTTACTACCCCACCAGCTTTTTTAAATCGGGCAATCAGGTCACCGATTTTATGTTCATACTGACCGTAACCTGCACCAGGTAACGACGCCCAGATATTGCTGCAACGGTCGATTGCCTGACGAATACTGCCGCGGTCAATCATCGGTAAAGCACCACGCTCTTTAATCTGCTGCAGAGCTACAGCGTCCTGGCTTTCTGGAGAAAAATCTTTCAGGCCAAGCTGTTTACGGTAAGCATCCCACCAGCGTGAAAGAAGCTGGTAACGTCCGGCAGCTGTTGATTTGAGTTTGGGGTTTAGCGTGACAAGTTTGCGAGGGTGATCGGAGTAATCAGTGAACAGTTCGCCACCAACAATAACATCATAACCGTGGTTACGTGTCGGCTGTCGCCCGTTATCCGTTCCTTCTGACCATGCCACCATATCCAGGAAAGCTTTACGCTGGGAATTTAGTGCCTGCATAAATTACTCCTTCGAGCTACCAAATTTGTTACCGATTACTCGCATTGCAGCCCCACGAATAGCATCGACACCGATCAGCCCCACGCCACCACCAATGGCAACAGAAAGCGATTTAGGCCATCCGACATACTCAAGAGCGGATGCAAAGGTCAGCGTCAGAGCGCCACATAGCAAAATCTCGAGCGTTTTTCGCTTCCAGCCACCACCACCGCCAAAATAGGCGATGCGCAAACCAGCCATAACGATCGACATAATCACTGCGCCCAGCGGGGTGTCTCCACGCCACCAGCTCTGGAGCAACTCCAGCCAGGTATTTGGGTTATGAGGCATTTATAGTTATCTCTCACCTTGCTGATACAGCAGGTGCAAATTGAGGGAATATCAGGAACCGCAAATCAGAAGCGGAAACGTCAAAGAAGCCGAGCAAATGGATAACTGCGGGATAGGCCAAGCCCAACTAACAGCCGGGCCAGAGACGACAAAACCCGCTCATCGGCGGGTTTAAGCTGCGTGGCGAAGTAACCACTCTTAACACGATACAATACTTTTTGCGTACGCGTTAGTTTTTTATTATTTTGCTTTTTGATATGATTAACGTGGTTACAAACAAGGAGAACTGCAATGAGTAACTACCTAGAATTTAAGAAAAAAATTGGTGAATATGCAAATGTTACTCGGTGGGGTTTCCCCTGTACCGAGCGTGAAATCACTTTGATACAAAATGACATTAACTCCGCGCTTCAAAGTGGTAAAGTTATAAGTCGTAGCATGCTCCAAGGCATTATCAGCCGTCATGTTCCCAATACCCAATTCTTAATCACTGAAAGTGTGGACAACTCTGATCTTAACACTGCATTAAGAATGCTGGCACCAAAACAAAAATGAATAATGATGTGTTTCAGATCAGCCCCGACGAAGTAACGTCGGAGCTGACTTCTGCAAAGGAAAGATTTTTACGTGGTATTCAGCCATACGTGCGTAATGGCGGTATATCAAACCTTGCTGACCTACATGAAGTTCAGCAGCATGCTTCAAAATATTTTAATACCGCTGTTAAGTTAGTTCAAAAAGTAGATTTATGTAAACTGGATGACAATAAGACATTCGCCATTTCGTTAGCTGGAGACTGTCGAGCAGTTCTGGAAACTTATTTAGAATACTACGACATGATGGTGGCAAACATTAAACACCTAAAAATTGATCCAGACAATATTGTATTGTATAGCAAAGATGGTCTATCAAACATCCAAAGAATCATTAAAAAGTACTCATCAAAAGATATTTACACCGCTATTATTGCGGAATTTGAGTCTCGAAAATTGCCAATCGATGGATTTACTATAGGTACCCCAATGAATTGGAAATTAATTGTCACTGCTATTATTGGATTTTTAAGTTTTTGTATTTTTTTATCAATTACACTGTTAATGCCAGACTTGAATGAGTTTCAAAAGAAAATGATTTCTTCTTTATATTTCATGAGTGCGGCCGTTGGAATATCACCATTCATTGCAAATAATATAAAGGTCAATGGGAAGATGGTATTTCGTGGTTCGGAATTTAAAGTATCTGCTATTGGTGGTTTAGCAACATTGATTGTTTCTTTCATCATCCAAGTAATTTAGTAAAGAGGCCCTAAGGCCTCTTATAATCATAGCATTGATAGCACACCACTAACAAAACCTAATGCTGTTTGCATATCTTTTCTAATTGTCCCATCAGAACACTTACGCTTCTTCGCAATGGCGCGTAATGAAATACCAATAACAAAGTGGGCAATTATTAGCTCATATTCTTCTTGTTTATATTTACGTAACCGTGCGACACAACCGTCTATCATGATCCCTTCATCATCATCACACTGGAGACGTGTTTTTTTACCATGAGGTAAAAGCCCCTTGAAGCCTGCTGCTATCGGCTGCCAGTCCACACTACTGTTATCTGCTGCAGCCCATGCTCCCCAGCGGTCCAAAACTTCATACATGTCACGCATCAACTTTCTCCACAACATCAGCCCAGTACGCCAGTTGCCAGCGCACGATCGATAAAACGAAATATCAGCTCCAACTGAGAGCCATACTTCTCTTCAAATGCCACGGTATCCGCATGCAGTTCGTCGTGATGCTTTCTGCACAAAGGCAACACAAAGAGGTCATGCGCTTTTGTACCCATTCCCCCCTGACCGTGACCTATCAGGTGGTGAGGATCATCAGCGGGCTTTCCACAACATGCACACGGCTGTGTCTTAACCCAGCGCGTGTACTTTTCATTAACCCAGCGGCGACGTTTTGGGCGTAACATAAAAGACTCCGGCGACTCCGGATCCACTTTCAGCGCCAGCACCTTTTTCGCCTTATCCTGGATGATGCTGGTGGCAGGAATCGAAGGCACAAGGTCACTTTCCCGGGTGACAGACGGCACAACAGGCTTCGGTAATCTCAGTGCCTTACGGGCCGCACTTTCCGGTAAGGCATCCGCCAGGTCATTACGAATCAGCCACCAGCACAGTTCCGGCATTGTCACAACGTGACTGTCATCAAAACCGAGATCCAGACGCACAACAGACAACACCCAGCGGGCACAGTTATCCGTTGCCATTGATTCCAGCCGTTCCGTGAACTGATCGCGCAGCTGGTTATCGCAGTGCCAGCACAGACGGATTGCACCCGGAGCGTGTCGCATTGTGGTCATGTTCTCGCTGTGCCAGTCGGAATGAGGCCACTGGCAGCCTTTTTCACGAAGTAACCAGCTTTCAAGACATTCCACGCCACCAGCACGACGGATCACTGCCTCATTGCGGAACACGGCCCTAACGGCAGGATCATCCGCCAGCGGTTGTGATGCCGCCGGAACGGCACCACTGGCGAAAGATGAATAACGTTCCGGCTCAGGCTCCAGCAGGACACGCCCCTGCATAAACAGGGGCATCAGCTCTGAACCTGGCCTGAACAATACGATCCCCATACGCGGGGCTATTTCAGGGGTCAGTAGTGCTCTCACGGTCACCTCAATGAACGGTATCGAGCAGCTTTAACAGCTCAGGGAATCGGGATTCGAAGAAATGCGGCTGCGTCTCGCGCGGATTTGCGGGACTGGTGATGTTCTTGCCGAACATGCAGCCTTTCGCCGTCAGCGACCAGAATTTTTTAATGTTGTTAATTGCGGTACGGCTGTATCGTTCGCGTTGTTCAACGATCCCCAGCTTCACCATCTGGTGATATGCCTGATTAGCCGTAAGGCGGATACCATACTGTTTCAGCAGTGCACTCAGCGACAGCGTGGGGCGACTTGAGCCATCAGGCGCGTCAGCAGGAGCATCAATGGCATAGCGCGGTGCCAGATTCGGTAAGCCAACAGCCTCCTGAAGCTTCTGACAGGCTCCAAGCACTGATGAGTTAGACAGGTTTAATTCCCTGCGCATAAAGTCCAGCAGGATCACGCCAGCCTGCATCTTGTCAGCAGCCTGCCCGGATATTTTTTCCGGTGTGCTGGTTACCATATCGAAAGTACGGATCACCTTCAGATGGAATGACGGGCTGATCCACATTGCATAGGCATACACCAGTTCTTTGCAGACATACGTCCCCTGGTTATTTCCGCCACGAATAACGTTAACTGGCTCTATATTGACCGAGTTGCAAATCTGCAACTCGCTTATTAAACGTTCAGTTTGCTCATTGCGGAGCCAGAATGCAGGCTTATGCTTATCCAGAGAACCGGCAGCCCTGTGCAGATCGTTCAGGCTGTAACGCCCATAAGCATCACGACGAACTTCAATACCATCAATGACCATCAGATTATTCATATTTCGTTTCTCCTCTTGATCAGGCGGCTGCACCCGCCGTTTTCTCGTACTTACTGATAGTGATCTCGACCTTCCCTTCCGGGATAACCGGTCCCCACTCCACCAGCATTCTTTTCACCTGGCTGTCGTCTTCCCACACACCCGCGTGGGTCAGGGCGTCAAACAGCGCCTTGTTATAGTTGTCCAGATCGCGGATCCGGTTATCCGGAGGAAACAACACGATCTCCACTGAAGCAGGTGCCGACGTTGGTTTTGGCAGACGACGTAACTGCTCAACTATTGCTGCACACGCCGCGCTCTGGAATTTGCGCCCCGCCGCGCTTATCAGGCTCTTACCTGCAAACGCCCCTTTGTTGGGGTGTCGCCAGTACGTGTTCACGCTGGGCGGGAAAGGCAGGATCAGCTTCATACTTTCAGACCCCTCTCATGTAACCAGTGGGCTGCACGCAGCCTGGCGTTTTCCTCACCGGCAAGCAGTGAGCGGATAATCCCGACCGCCTCGCTGTCGTCGTCCTTGACCGCGGTATGAAGCGTTATCCCCCGGGCCACACCACGCTTTATCGTGATGACGCCTTTTTTCTCCAGTGCGCGAAGATGCTCCACCGCTGCATTCACCGAACGGTATCCCAGCATGGTTGCCACCTCCTGATTGGTTGGCGGGAAGCCACGTTCTTTCTGATAAGAAATCAGCATATCCAGCACCTGCTGCTGGCATTGAGTTAACGTCGTCATGCCACCATCTCCCTGACCAGTTTTTCTGCCTGCTGGCGAACCTGCGCCAGAAAGGCCTCACCACATGCCTCAAGTTCATCGCGCCCGATGTAGCTGATTGCCGGTCCCTTCCAGGTCTTGTCGAAAACAGCAATAGCACCAGCGAAGAAAGCTCCTGTCGGCACCTGCTTCTCATCCTTCGGGATAAACCAGGCAGGCAGTTCAAAACCGATACGCCCGCGAATAAAAGCAATATGATCTGCATCTTCCGGCCACCACACTTCGCTGGTGGCAGCTTTGATCAGGAAAACATAGCGCCCACCTTTATCACGCATGGCACTGGCATGCTTCATGATGTAACGCATGCCTGTGATGTATTGCCCCTCATGCTGACTGGCGCGGCTGTATGGGGGATTACCAAAGGCAGCACCTTTAAGCTCCGCAAGGCGTTCTGACCAGTCATGCGCCAGCGCGTTGTCTTCCGCCGTGTAATACGCAGCACATTTGGCGTTATCACCGTCAGTGAACAGATCCAGAACAAACGGGCCAAACAGGGTGTTAATTCCCCAGAAAATGTTGTCCGGCGTGCGCCACTGATCGCCCACTTCCTTCAGTTCATGGGCTGGTTTGTTCCGCAGTTCCACCAGCGCCTGGCAATATTTATTACTCATTAAGCCCCCACGTAATTCCCTGACAGATACCACTCATCACCCGGTACAGCGCGCTTGCTGCTTTTCCGTAAACACCGCTCACGACGCGCAAGAAAATTGTTTCGCTCTGGCTGGGAGTGGCTTTCACGGAATGCCGCCATCCACACCGTTGCAGCACGACGGTATAAGCCCCTCGACTCCAGTTCTTCCGCCTGGCGGGTCAGGCACAAAATCACCCGGGGATCGTTAGTGCCGACATAGAAATTGCGCACAGGTCTGGTTTCACGAACTGGTTGCGGTTCCGCCTCCTGCGCTCTCTCAGTCAGGCGCGGGAAATGTCTGCGTGTATCCCCTTCACAACGGTGAGCCACACGACCACTCTGACGTAACTTGCTTGCTGACTGCAGAACGCGCTGCCGTGAGTAACCTGCAAAAGCATCCGCAATGTCTCCGGAAGTACACCCCGGATGGGCTTCAATGTATTTCTGAACTTCATTCAAAAGACTCATGATCACCCCCTGAATCCTGCCGGGATCTGGCTGTAGTCCACGTTGTCGTAACTGGCTTTGAAGTACGGGTCCTCGCGTCTGGCTGCAGATACCGCAGGAACTTCCCAGGATTCTTCGAAATGACGATCCGGACCAAAGAACGTGACAGCCTGTTTCACAAATTGTGTGCCGCTGTTACCCATCGCAGATACCCAGCCCGCGTAGCGTTTCACACCTTCCAGCATGGTTTCGGGGTTTACCCCCTCATTCAAACGGGCTTTCCAGGCTTTGAAGGCTGCAGATTTTGAATTGCCACCAGCACGTTTGGGATATACCAGCCATGCCTGCTCAAACTCCGGAGAGTATTCCGGTCGGTTTGAACGAACTCGCACGGACTCATCAACTGATGCACCAACAGCTATTGGTTCATTGACTGGTTCTTTGACTGGTTCAAAAGAGTGACTGGTTCTGGGTGAATCTCCTGCACTACCCCCTGGTGC